GGTTAATCGAAACTACATTTCCTGATAATGGAAACCATGTAATATGGTTTTCAATACTACATTGACAGATTTTGGAAATGGTTGCCGGTTAGTTAAGAATCTAAATGGCCGTTGAATTCGGTACTTTTCTGTTACTATTCGTATTATTTCTGTAATAAAAATGTATCCAAAATGTCAAGACTTCATACTCCCATGGGTGTATAATCACATTAACAACAGGAAAGAAAAGAGGGCTTGCAAGGGGTATGCCATAGGGCGGACCGATACAAGCGGGGACAGGCAACAGGGGGAAACTCCGTCGGTATAAACCATAGTCAAATGGCGGTCAAGGGCTATGGCGTTCTATAAATCCGCTATGGGACGGCTTAAAACCATGGATAGAGTGACTAAAAAGCTCTACCCTAAAGGAGTAAAGACAAATCCGTTTCCGTTGTACCTTGACAAGTTAAAAGCTATGAATCCGTCATTGTGTAAGTGTTTCACAATGCAACTATGGATTGACACGCAACGTGAAATAACTGGAAACGGTTTAGTTATCCTGTAAACTGTAAAGAGGCTTATTAGAAATGGGGCTCTAAAAACTGCTGAAAAGCAGACTGGAATTTCCAGAAATGGAAATCAGGCGATAACAGCGCAACGTTGAGTTATGCGAAATAGCGGACAGTGACTAATAAGCACGCTAACAGAGCGGGAAAAACGCACGTTAAACGGTCTTTCCAAACGTTACCTCTTGAATGGCAAACTACCAATGGCGCGATACGATAGACGCAAGGCATTACCAGATATAATGTACGTTTCTATCGTTTGAAATCATAGCCTAAAGCCTCTGATGAGATTGCTGAAACAAGTGGTAACTCCTATCATTAGGAGTGTGGCCACTGGTGCAACGAAACGCATAAACAGAGGCTTGCAAGCCGCGAATTGTAGCTTGCAAGCCTCTGTTACATAACCTTATGTGTAAGGCTTAACGTATGGCGCAAGCGATACGGTCAAGCCTTATACAATCTCAATCAGAGAGGAAAAGGAGACGTAAACAATGAAAAAGGAATATCGGGAATATGAATACGAGCTGAAAACCATCGACACGCGCAAAGCCGCGACGGAGTTCACAAAATCCGTCAAGGCGGAAATCAGGTTTTCTCCTGATATGCGTCTTTGCGACGTGGAGAATTTTCGCCGCGCTTTTAACGCCGCTTGCAAAGCGACGATAAAGGCGTGGAAAGACGGCGTTTTCTATGACGCGACGTTTACCGTGTTCGTGCCTTACGTGGACGATAGCGGCGAATATGCGGGACACGATTTTCAGGAATGGCGTGTGAATGTGTCATACATGGAAAATGACGGCTTTATGTTGAGTGGCCTTAGGGCAAAGGACGAAATGTGGATTGACGCGAAAAACCCGTATAAATCCATTATGTCCCTTATGGATAACTTATAAAATCAGAGGCGGACCGACGACGGCGCAAGCGGTCAATCGGTCCGCCTATGCGTTAGGCTAAATAAACCCCGTCCAAATGGTAGGACAAAGGGGTTTATGAGTTGCGACAATAGCCGCGACAAAGCCTATAGCAATTAATCAGAGAAAAGGAGATGAAAAGAATGGACGATACAATCACGATTTCCGGGTATATCCGCAAAAATAAACCGTCCACAAGAAAGTTTTGCCGGGTAACGGCGAAACAGGCGGAGACGGTTTTCAAGAGCGGAAAACCGGTATATGTGACAGGGTTCAATGTCACAACCGGCAAACCTCTGAAAATCCGTGGTACAGTATGGAAAACAGGCGTACAACAGGCGCGGGATTTCAGCGGACACGCGAAATTGTTTTATTACATTCCTGTATGAATCAGAGGCGGACCGACGACGGCGCAAGCGGTCAATCGGTCCGCCTATGCGTTAGGTTTTTGCTATGGCGCAAGCGATAGCAAAAGCCTGTAATCTCAATCAGAGAAGGAGACTGAAACAATGACAAGTAGGGAACTTACAGGATTGCGGACAGTTATCCGTTCCGCCGTTATGCGGTATAATGGCAACAAAGTACCGCTTGACTATCACAGAATCGACATTATTCACAATCTGATTGTGAATTTGGGATATGTGTCCCTTGTCGAATACAGCGACGTTTACGAAACGCGCATTACGGAATGGGGAATGCGTTCCCGCAATGCGCGCGGCAATGCCTGTGGCAAATATATTCCGCTCTACAGAGAGGGGGAAATTTTGCCGTGAAAAGAAGGTCATTCACGCGCAATGGCCGCACGATTTACCGCGTGGACAAGCGCACGGCGTACAAAGCTTATGTATCCGGCAAACCTGTATATGTTTTCGGTAACAACGAAAATCCCGAATCCCCGTATATTAGTTGGGGTGTGGTGACAGGCGCGGGGAAAACCTTGACCGCATGGAAAGATTTCATGAATCAATGGAATTATTACCAACCGGCAGAGTTGGGAAAAACGCCTTACTTCTATTTGGAAAAGGCGTAAAAAGAATCAGAGGCGGACCGACGACGGCGCAAGCGGTCAATCGGTCCGCCTATGCGTAAGGCTAAACTATGGCGCAAGCGATAGCAAAGCCCGTAATCTTATCGGAGAACAAAGGAGACGATTAAAATGCGCAAAAACTATGGCTCTGGCCTGAAATGGGATACCTTGAATCCGGTACGTTCCGTGGACCGCGCAAAGTCCTACTACAACAAGGCGGAGTACATGACGGATACCGAAACTGGCGACATTGTCCTGTATAGTTACGGTACTCCGGTATGCCGTTGGAATCCCGTGACGCGCGTGTTTACGCAACTGTGGGGCGGCTATTCCGCCACGACTATGCGCCATATTAACAGCTTTATGGCGCTTAACGGGTTGCCTTTTGGCGGCAAAGCGTGGTGGGACGCGCTTCCCATTGACAAACCCGTAAAGCTCTAATTAATCAGAGGCGGACCGAAACGGCGCAAGCGGTTTCGGTCCGCCTATGCGTAAGGCTAAAGCTATGGCGTAAGCGATAGTAAAGCCTGTAATCTCATTAGAGTAAAAGGAGACGGAAATCATGAAACAGTATAGCGAATACAGCGTGTTCCGCAATAGCAATGTGGACGTATTGTCCTTTGAGCGAGTGGACGAACGGACCGCACGTAAACTGGCGGCTTCTGGAAGGGGAGTTTATTTCTTCCCTTGCAAACCCGAAAGTTCCCGCATGGAAGGATATATCGTCGGAAATCTGCCTGCCCGTATGTGGAAAGAGCGCATTGCGACGTATAAGGAGAAATTCGCTGATGGCGGAATGCCGTACAACGTTCAATTCTGGAAACTTCTCCGTTACGTCCCTAACGCATTTGTGCATGGGGCGGTTGTACCTGAAAACCCGGAAGAATGGGGATTTCGGGAATTTTCCCGCGTTATGCGGCGCGTCGTCTGGTATTACGACGAATCCACAGACATTCTGAATCACTCCCGCAAATACGCGAACTCCTACACACCGGCTTTTGTGGAAGCGGCGCGTAAGACCTATGGGGGCGTGACGTGGTATCTGAAACAGTTGTCGAAACGTTTTCCCGACTATTTCCCGAAATGGGAAGAAGTGGAAGGACGTAATTTGGAGTATTACGCGCATATTTAATTTCTAATCAGAGGCGGACCGACGACGGCGCAAGCGGTCAATCGGTCCGCCTATGCGTAAGGCTAAACTATAGCGCAAGCGATAGCAAAGCCTGTAATCTCATTAGAGTAAAAGGAGACGGAAATTATGATTGACGTAAAAAAGGTAACGGATACCCTTCACAATCGCCTGAAAAATGGCGGTAGGATTTCAGCGTGGAATAGGGGCGTTATCTTGACGGCTATCGACATTTTGGAAATGGCCGATAGCTTTAAGCACGCCTACAACTGGAAAACCGGAGAAAAAGCTCTTCTCAATGGCGCAACCTCTGTTCGTGAATACACAGAGGGCGGGTTTCCTCTGTGTTACGATTATGAGATTTGCCACCGATTTTCAACTCCGTCTGAAATCAGGCGGACAAGGGAAGGAATGGCAAGACCGAATGCCCGCGAAAGTTGGCTTGACGTGATGAAGCGCGGCAATGAACAGGCGTTCGCGCTTATATTGCGGACAGTCTTCCACAAGGGCGGAGTGAAACCGGAGTTTCTGACTACTGAATAAGAACTATCAGAGGCGGACCGACGACGGCGCAAGCGGTCAATCGGTCCGCCTATGCGTAAGGCTTTGCCGATTGGGAAAGCCGTCTCAATCTCAAAGGAGGAAAAAAATCATGGGTAAGGGCAAATTGGAGACGTTCATCAATGACCGCTGGCCTAATTTACGCGCCGCAATGTGGGCGGTAAACGCGCACGCGGAACGCTATAACGTAATCTCTGGCGAATACGCGGATATGCAAGACTATATTTCCGCGTTCCGCCATATGGTGTGGCTTGCGGCAATTGACAAGTGCGTATTCCTGTACCGGTATCCCCGTTATTACAGGCGGGGGATTGCGACGGGATACGAATTTACTGGTATCTGCTTCCCTTATCGGAACGGCTACAAGACGTTCACGGTAAAGGAGGAATATCATGCTGGTGAGATGTTGCTTTCTTGCAACCGTTCCGGTTTTCGCACGGTATATATGTGCGACTGGCCTTTCAATATGCTGGCCTCTGGTGACATTAAAGCCTTGCACTATCCGTTCAAAGAAGCGGTAAAGCCGCGTGTCTACAACGGGATTTTCGCGTAAGGAGGTTTAACCATGGAACCCATTAAAAAGCTGGACGCATTTCTGAAAGACGTGTTCGAGACTGGAATTTCCAGTAGGATGAGAATTACCCCGGCAGACGTTCTCATTCTCTGTGATATTTACAGGGGATTTGAGAAAAGCAACTCTGTGGAGTTCATTTCTTTGAACGTCAAGCGCGAATTGGAAAAGATGGGGTTCAAAATTACGTCTAATGGCGTGGGCTGGATTGCAAGCGCATAAGAAATCAGAGGCGGATATAGACGGCGCAAGCGGCCTATATCCGTCTCTAATGCGTAAGGCTAATCGTAAGTGCAACGGTAAGCCAAACCGATATTCATGCAAGCGATAGGGCAAGTGTTACCGTGAAACAGGCGGTAAGGTTTGCGCTATAAGGTAATAAATATTGAATTTTGAATGCGTAAGGCTGACTTATGGCGAAAGCGATAGGAAAGCCGAACCAATCTCAAAAGGGGACGATAACATGAAGAACGATAAGATTATCCTGTGGGAACAGCAGACGATTGACGGCAAAGCGCAAATCGTGGATATTCCCGTCACATTCTACAGTAAGCGTGAATACAAGCTTGCCTTGGGCTGGCGGAATGGCGGGGGAAGCATGGAGAAGCGGAAATTCTTTCAAGCTATGGAACAGTTGCGTATGGCAACTGGTATCCGCGATTTCCAGATGTTCGCCTATTCGTTTGCGAAGGGCTTTCGGTTTGCGCAAACTCTGGAAGCGCGTATGTTCTGCGATAGCGCGAAGGGGGTGTGATACTTTGGAGATTGTGGTAAATTATTGCACAAGCGATAATTGCCGGTTTAATCGCACGTTCCGCGAAGCTGACGCGAAAAGCAATGCGGAAGCGTTTGCAAGGGCAAAAGTGCAATACGACTGTAAGTGGGCAGATGTTTACGACATGGAAACCGGTAAATATCTGCTGGCGGTCCGTCCTAACAAAATTCAGAAGTACGGTACGAATTAATAACAAGAGGCTACTCAATTGCGGCGCAAGCGGCAATTGAGTAGCCAATGCGTAAGGCTTTGCCGATTGGGAAAGCCGTCTCAATCTCAAAGGAGGAAAAAACAATGAACAGAATGGTAAAGGGTATCACGCAGAATGGATACAGACAGTATCTCAAAGCTCCCGGCAACGTTTCCATGGATATTCTTTCAAGCCGTGCGGACCTGTTTCTTGTCTCTAACGGGCGTTCCCCGCTGGAAGTCAAAGAAATGCAAGGCTACAACTTTTGGCGGTCCAATGGCATTAGCAATGCCCGCAACATTACCGCCGCTATTGATTTCATCCAGCACAACAACGGCGGTAAGCGCGTAACCGTTTGGGAACGCATTGGAACTCCCCTTGATATTACCGCTAATACGCGGGACTGGCAAGAGGTAGACATGGAAGAAGCGCGGCGCGTATACAACACTGGCGATAACGTGCTGATTTTCACGCCCTATGAGGAAATGATTTTCCCGAAACTGGACGCGGATAGGGACTTGCCGTATTGCAATGTAGAATATGCGTGCGGTATGGCGTTCGTGGATATTATTGCCGCGAAATTGGAGACGGAACTGTCACGCGGTCCGTTTTGCGCCGAAAATTTCCGTTTCTTTGTCAACTGCTGAAAGAAGGTGTGGTATGGACAAAGAAATCTCAATTTACGGGAAAAGCTATCGGCGTGTCACAAAAATGACCGCCTGTAAGGCGCATTGTGCTGGAAAGCGCGTGATTGCAGTCTATCGCAACGGCGCGTATTTCCGTGAAGTGAAAGCAAGGCTCTTGACGCGGCGCGGTTTTCATGATTGTGAGAAGAAGGACCCGCTGGTAATTTTGGGCAAACCAGTGTATTTCGTAATGAAATAAAAAGTAAGACAGAGGCTATCCGATTGCGGCGCAAGCGGCAGTTGGATAGCCTATGCGTAAGGCTTTGCCGATTGGGAAAGCCGTCATAATCTCAAAGGAGGAAACAATATGGAAAGAAAGTCCAAACTGGTATATGACCGCGTTTCTATCAATGGCGGCGTGGTCCGTGTTGCTTACAAGCGCATTAACCGGGCGGAACTGAAAGCCTACTTCCAGCAGAAAAGCAACACACTCGTCTACGTCACTCCGCGTCAGGAGAACCCGGCAAACAGCTTGAACCTGTACCGGTTTAAGCCGTGTGATTTCGTGGGATACAACTCCGCGCTTGACTTTATCAAGCGTGAGTATCTCCGTAAGTGCGAATCCCCGGACTATCTGAATTTCTGGATTAGGCTTTTTGCCTGATTTGCAAAGGAGTGGCAATCATGGACACATGGACCTTGACGCGCCGCAAAGAGGCCCTGAAAAAGAACCTCTTGCGCATGAACGGGCGGGGATTGCGCTGGACAAAGGACTACGAAAAGAGCTTGCGCGAACTGTCCAAAATCCAATCCATTTTGCGCCGTAATCGCTATAGCCATGCTTAATCGTCATATCAAGCGTGCTGGCGTTGTCTACTACCGTTTAGACAAACAACAGGCGCGTAAAGCATACGGCGACGGCGAAACAATCTATGTTACCATTTGCAACAAAGGTAATATGAACCGCGCCTATCCAATCATTCCCTTGCAGTCCGGTATCAAATTTGATTTAGCGGTAACGGCCTACAAGCTGGCGAACTGCAACGGGAACACCTATCCGGCGTTTTACGTCATTGAAAAGAGAGGCGGTGTGATATGGGACAGCTTATGACAGAGTGGCTTCATGACATGTACTGGCTGAATCAGTCCATTGAGGCTGATTACTATTATGAACTCCGGTATGACGAACCTCCCCCGTATGACCATAAGGCGCGGTGCAAAGCCTTAGAAGCTCTGGCGACGCTCTACCGCAAAAATTTCCTGTAAAAAATTTTTTGAGGCAAAACCGGGTTGGGGGCGTTTCCCGAACCCGGTTTGTCTCCTAAAAGTTGCAAAATTCTACCTCCAAACCCCGACTTCTACCACTTTTAACCTCTCAAAAGTTCCGAAAAAATTTTTTCAAAAATTTTGCGAAAACCCCTTGACAACTCTTCCCGCTTCTGCTATACTAACAATTGTCAAGGGGAACGGCAAGCGAACAGTAAACCAAACCACTACCATGCGTAAGGCTTTGCGAATTGTGAAGCTAAATAACAATCAGAGGTGTCAATATGAATACCGAAAACAAGTTTGTCACTCGTAAAACCTATGAAACCGAAATGACGCTGGTTGTCTGCGACGCAGACGGCAATGTCACGAAACCTACCGTTATCGTCCCCGGCGATTGGGAGAACAAAGAGGGACGCGGCCTGAAAAAGCTGGTTACGGAAGCATGGAAATCCCATGGTGAGTATGCCGCTGACAAGACCTTGGTGTCGTACAAGGTAGGCGAAGTCTACGAGACAATCTACCGTATGCCGCTGGACAAGTTCTTGGCGAACGCGGAAGTTGTCACGGACGATGAGGGCGGAGAATCCAATGGCGAATGAGCATGAACGTATCCGGGACGCGGTAAGGGAAATGGCGCGGCGATATAACACAGCGCGGCGCAATCATTTGAACCTTGCCGCAGAGGATATGGCGCGGCACATGAAGCAGTGTATGGACAGCGAAAAGCCATCTGGATACACTTACGATGTAGCCTATGGCGCGGACCACCTGATTACTTCTATCATCTGGAATGGAGTTAGCTACTTTGTTTAATCGGATAACAATCATCCAATAATTCCAGTCCGAAAAGACAGCGAAATTTTCGGCGTGAAAGACGAATTGTTGTTTCACGCATGGATTAAAAATGGAAAAAAGAGCGTTAATCCGTATGAACAAAGAGGCTTTATTCCATTCTATAGAAGAGGCATGATTCCACTCGAAAGAAGGGGGAAAGCCATGACCCGTGAACAGGCGATAGGCGAAATTGCCAATCACTTAACGGCGGCAATGGCAATCGGGGTAGGGACGCAGAGGGCAACAGGCAAGGGCTATTATGCGATAGACCTCCCATTGATACAGGCACTCATTCCCCGCGCTGAATATGGCAAGGGCAACAGGCCGGTATTAGTTTATTTCAAACGTTGGCAAGTATTGTATGTCTTTGCCGCGTTTGGAAAGGGGAATTACAGAACCTTTAACCGATTGCGGCAACAAATCATCCAGCAGAATCAAAGTCTCACGCAATATGATATACCGGATGAAAGACACGCTTTCAAGCTGGACGCTAATTTGATATTAAGTCTCCGGCAAGTCACACAGAATTACAAAAGCGTCATGGAGGTGATATAAATGCCCAAAACGAAAGAGAACGTGATTCCTCTCCCGGAGGGCGTTCCCAAAACGTATCTTGAAGCGGTTCTGGCCGGGTATGTTGAAACTCGAACCTGTTCTTCTATGGGGAGTATGGGTTGGCGCGGTTTCAATCCCGACGAAGCGCCTGTAGAGCGCGCTGGGGCAAGGGCAAGAGGACAGTTGTTTGTGCGTTTGCCGATGAGCGGTGTAAAAGGTACGCATATGCGCGTATATCTTGCGAAACCCTCTGTTTAGGAGGTACAGATATGCCGGATATTCCCATTACACTGTTGGAGGCCGTTGGAAATGAGTTAATGTCTGTTGCCCGTGACAATAACTCCTACTCAGGCCAATACGACGGGCAGACCGAAGAGGGCGTGATTATCGAAAACCTATGGGGTGCTATTGAGGACATTCGCGTGGCCGCCGCTTACGGGTTGCGCGTGAATGGGACAACTACCTTTGACGATGAGACAAAGAGTAGTTTACGGGCAAGTAGCGGGACTGGAAAACGCTGGCAGACAATCAACAAGTTAGAGTTTTTCGGGCCTAACGTATTGCGCGGTACGTCCATTCCGAACCCCCCGGTATGGGTATCCACTCTCTAAAAGAAAGAGGCCGACCGATGAAGAATAAGGACCCGCCTAAAGGAGAATCCGAAAGTGGAGACAATCAGGCAACCGCAAATCACAAAGCGGTTTACAGTGACAAGGGCGCAAGTCTTTGTTACCAATGTCAAGACAGGTGAACCGGATACAATCGAACTGGTATATCCCTATCCCTATCAGGATAAAGAAATCCTCATGAAACGTATCCGCTTGGACCTCTCTAACGATAATCCCGAAATCATCCCCGTATACCTCATGGACGTAACAATCGCCGATGAGACATGGGGAATGAGCGCAGTCAATTTCATTAAAAACGCCGTTAAAATCGGCAATGAAGAATAGGAGAAAAATCATGGAAAACAATAACGTTATGAACAGCAACAATATTCCCGAAACCCCGGAAAATGACACGGTAAGCAAGCGTTTCCGCGTCACGATTACGCACGTCGCTGGGCGCGAACTGACGGCCCGTGAGCGCATTAAAGCGAAAGATGTCTCCAATGGGGCTATCGGTCTGAATGACTGCGTCCCGAAAGCGGATGAGGGTGCGCTGGACCTCACTGTTGCCTACTATATGACCACGCACACGGAGAATCCGAATGCGAAAGAGGGCAATGACCGCGAATATGAGACGCTGATTATCGTCGCGGTCAACAAGGCGGACCCCGAAGCGGGCGAACAGCGGTACTATACCGGAAGTGGCTCTTTGGTGTCGTCCTTCTTGGGCTTCATTGAAGAATTGGAGGAGGCTGGGGAGGAAATCCCCGGTACGGAAATCCGCGTCTATCGCAAGCCCTCTACGGGGCGGCGTGGCAAAGAATTCCTCACTTGTGAACTTCTGTAAGCGGCCAAACAACACGTGTCCGGGTTGCGAATAGTGACCCGGACACAGAAAGAGAGGTTAGCTAATGACAGCGAGAAAGCGGCAGACTTCCCCTCTCATCTATATCCTCATCCTTATTGCGCTGGTCTATTACCTCACGCCGTTTATCCTCAATTTCACAACTCCCGAAACGGTAAAATGGGGACAGGGCCATTTCCTCACCGTGTTATCCGAATGGGATATGCGAGTGCATGATAAAGGACGAATTGTCATTACCGGAATGGACGGACGGCGTACAGTCTTTAACACAAACAGCGACACGAATATCACTTTAGAGGGGGTTGTTCCCCGATGAAAACGAAAACAGCGCGGCAACGGATTGAATTTGCAATCTATCTGGCAATCATCCTGTTTTCCCTGTTCTTCTCCGGGCGATTGCCTTTTATTTTGGACCTTCCAATTTACGCTTTAGCCATATTTTCATTCCTGAAAATTCCACATTTGTTCCAGCGTCTTTTCCTGAATCAAGGCCCGGACTATGACGCAATTGAATGGCAAGATTTGAAAATCATCACAAATACACTCACACAGGAACTTTCAAACCTTGACCGTATTAACACCGTCCTAATCCGTTTCCAAAACGCCCCGAATGAATCAGAAATCAAGAATGAAGTCTCACTTCAATTCCCCGAAATGGAAGAACAAATGCCTTTCCTCTTTGACGGAATGAATGACGCGCCGGAACTATACCAATACTTCCAGCGCAAGCGTCGTGAATCCCTTGACAGAATCCTTACTCAATGTGGCGAATTTGCGACATGGGTAGAGCGCAACGCAGAGGACCCGGACATTTACTGTTTGGGGGACGGCAAAGAGGAAAACATTGACGAAGCGTTCGCGTCAAAGTCCGATAGCGGGGAAGGGGAAGCGTCAGAGTTGGAGGATGGGGAAGCGTCAGAGTTGGAGAATGCGTCTGCGTCTGAGAATGACTTGGAGAATGCGCCGGAGACGGACCCGGACCCCCGGAATCATTCCCCGACGCGGCGTGATAAGGGATGGTATAAACACGGTCTATATGTGTCTATCGCTTGTACAGAGACTTGTTCTCAATGTTACAAACGCTTCACGGTAAAGCAACCAGAACAAATCCTAACCGTGTTTAATCAGTACAACCGGTCACAGAACAAATATTTCTGTTCTGATGAATGTGCGGACACGTTCTTAGACAGCGAATAACATCCAGCGTCTGCGTCAAAGTAGGCGGAAGCGTGGGTGTGGGTAAGGTTCTGTGACACGGTAAAGGAGGCGAACAAAGTATGACTGACGGCAATACTCCGAACATCCAGTACAAATACTGCTTACGTTGTGAACAGGAATTAGGGCGAAAGAGAATCATAGCGCAGTACCCGGACCCGAATCTCCCGCATGACGGCTACTATCGCTTTATCCGTGTTGTCTACTGTCCCGAATGCAAAGCGGAAAATGACCGCGTTTCCAAAGCGGCCTACGAATCCCGCGCAAGAAAAGTTCGCGGCAAGTATGTATCCGAACTGGAAAAGCGGTTAGCGTACTTGACCGAGCTTAACTCCAAACAGGAAACAACCATAAAGGAGTTACAGGCGGCCTTGGCAAACGCGCAAACCAACAGGCGAATGCACACACGCCTTACCGCACAAAGAGAGGTGTCGTTAAATGCCTAAATCCTCTCTTCCCCTCCCGGACATGGATGTCCCTGTAGGCCCGGTAATGAATCCCCGTTCTGGCAACCTTGCCGCTTACTCTGGTAATCAGATGTCAATCGGGGAATACACACCGGGCGATGTTCCCATGGGGACCGGGCATACCTCCCACAATCTTCCCTACGGGCGCGGCCCTTATGATGGGGGTATGCCCCCCGGAACGAAAAGCCGGAACTTTTACCGTGAAAGTCACCGTGTCGATAAGGACGGTGTGGAAACGCATACGCGGACAGCGTATCATAGTGAAAGACCTGTATATGGAGGTGCTGGCATGAGCGAGTATGGCGGATTGATTGGGCGGCTGTGGGCTACCACGATTGGCAAGGGCCTGATTTGCGCACTTGCGGCGTTGGTGATTTGGGCCGGTAGCCATGTAATTGGCGTGGCGCACGTTTGCTCTGTGTGCGGAAAGGTCACGCATAGTTGGCATACGATGAGCGTTATGAGCGAAGCGAATGGGTTTACCTTTTTCGCGGCGATGAGCGAAGGACGCGAAAGCAATCAGAAATCGGAAATTTGTGATGATTGCTATACCCGCGTACAGAACGCGCTTTTACTGATGAGACAGGGGTATACCCTTGTTCCGGCTGATTGAGGGCATAGCGATGATTACGAATGTAATGCTGATTGCCTTTTTCATGGGCATTATTACAGCGGCGATTATCAAGGCGCTTGGTTCGTGAGGAGGAATAAACATGGTAACTATTGACGTTTACAATAAGGATGATACTGACCGCCTGTATTTCAAGTGCGCGAAGTGCGGACAGTTCATCCCCCTTAGCAACATTCACGAAATCAAGTGGCATACCCGCCGTCTTGCGGGGTGGTATTGCGGAGGGTGCTACAGTGAAATCCGCAAAGCGTCCGGGGCTAACGATTAGTTAGCCTCTTACATAGGAGGTGATTGTATGGCCAAGAAACCCTCTCCGTTGGAAGCGGAGTTAAAGAAACAGATAGCACGTATCAAGCGCGTTATCACAATGGCGACAAAGAAGGGATTAGGATTTGCAAAGGACCTTGTCCCTAAAACTCCGAAGCGCGTTACCACAAAGACGGTGGAAAGAGCGAGAGCGATTACGCCGTCTGAAATCTACAAACACGCAACTATCACCGGCGACCACGGCGAAACGCTGAAAGGTTTTGACGCTGTAAAAGCGGTTATGCCGGAAAGTCACGCGCTTCCAAGAAAACCCCGGCCCACGCCGAACCCTTTGCGGCCCGAATACCAGCGGCAAATTGACCGTATTCGCAAGCTGATTAAGAGGGCGGAACAGCGGGGAGAAATTGTCCCGGCTGATTTAATTCCGGCGCGTCCCTCTGACATTACGCAAGCTGATATTGACGCATTGAAAGCGATAACGCCGGACGTATTCTACAGCAGAGCGGAGACGAAAGAGGGCAAGTCCGCAGTAGAGGCGCGGAAAGAAAGACGTGTGGCGAACGCGACACGTGCTTCCAGAGTTGCGCGGGAGAATCGCCGTGAAGCGAAGCGGAAAAAGATTAAGGCGGAGACCGGGAAAGATGTTTTCGGATGGGACGAACGCCACCCGTATGCGACGTATGACGATAGCGGCGAAGTGATTGTCGATTTGGAAACCGGCGAATACATTGCCGACCGTTATACGGAAGCGGAGAAAGCGCAACGGGAGGCGGCGCGAAAATCGAAAGCCGAACAGGAACGCATTGAAGCGGAGAACCAGCGCAAGCGCGAACAGCGCGAACGTAAGGAACAGCAGAGGACGGCGCGGGAAGTTCAAAAGGAGATGTACAGGCAGGATGTAAAGATTGCCTTGCGTGACCTTGTTGATAAAGACGAGTATCAGGAACTTGTCAATGACCCCCGCTGGATTCAAGATGTAGCCTACGCATTGGAAGAGAACGCCGACGATATGTCCGCCGAAGATGTTGTACAGGCGTATGTCGATGATTGGCGGAATAGCAGACCCGCTGAACAGCGTTCCAATAGCGAACGGGAAAGCAATCTGGGCGAAGTAGAGGCGGCGCGAGCGACCTCTGACAGAATTAAGGCATACGAGCGGGACAGCGGTTTGTCCGAAGATGAACTTTATAAAATCCTTCAATACGCAAGCGGTGTGGAGGAATACGAACAGATTCTGAATGACCCCCGCTGGGCAAAGATGGTTCTGGACTACGGAAAGAATCGGACGGACAAAGACCTTGCGGAATGGCGTAGGCTTGTAGAGGACTGGCGCAAAATGCGTAACGAGGAATGGCGCAAGGTTGGCGAAGATGAGGACATTGCGGACCACACGCACACTCCCACGGAAGCGGATTTAGAGGAACAGTTGGGCGAAGTGGAAAAGGAAAAGGAGAGGCCGGAGAAAGAGGCCGTGTCTCCCACCGAGAAGGCCCGAATGTATCAGGAATTGCAAGAGGCAATGTGGCGGAAAGCCGGTCATGACCCGGCGAACATGGTGGAAGTAAGGCCGGGCGTATGGGTGGACCAGACAACCGGAGAGATAGTTTCCGGGATTGACGCGCCGGACAACACGCAAAACAATGACATTCCGAAATCCGACAAGACATTGGACGAGATTAGGAAAGAGACCTTGGGGGATAAGGCTGGCGACGGGACGAACGTTCCCACATTTGATATTGTGGAGACAATCAAAGAACGCCTCAAAGAGAAATTAGGCGGAATCATGCAACAGCATGGAACAACAGCGTACAAAATCCGCAAGGGCAAAGTGCAAGACCAGTTCGATTTGTATGCGGCGCAGATGGGTATTATCCGGCTTCTGGATAGTATTCTCATCGACAAAGAGGACGAAGGGCGCAGAGCATATAAGGCGTATATCAAGTACCTGAATGAAATGGAAGATGAAATCTTCTATTATATCGACGAAATGTACTACTATCCGGGCAGTACACAGGGGTACGGAACACTGACAAACGGGATAAATCATCTTGCCCAAATCTTTACAGAGGGGCAAAAGCTGACGGCTTCCCAAATGGATATGTTCGACCCGGCGGAATATTACGGGGTGGGATAATCGTATGGCGCGTACTCGTAAGTGGAAGCTCTACGCGGGGGACTTTGAAACAACCGTGTATGAGGGACAGGACCATACAGAAGTTTGGAGCGCTTGCGTGTGCGAATTGTATACGGATAATATAGCGGTCTATCATAGCCTTGACGAAATGTGGACAGCGTTTGAGGACTTGGGAGAGAACATTATCTGTTACTTCCATAACTTGAAGTTTGACGGGCATTTCGTTCTGTCTTACCTCTTGCGTTTCAGACATTACAGTCAAGCTTATACGCCACTGACGGATGATGAGGACGGTCCTGTGGAGTGGATTAAGGAAAAGGATATGAAATCGAAAACGGTTAAATATTCTATCTCCGAAATGGGACAGTGGTACACTCTCCGGGCGGTGACAAAGAAGGGCAAGATTATTGAGTTGCGGGACAGCTTGAAACTCTTGCCGTTCACATTAAAGCGAATTGGCAAATCTTTCGGGACGAAGCATAAGAAATTGGAAATGGAATATACCGGCTATCGCTATGCCGGGTGCGACATTTCCGATGAAGAAATGGCATACATCAAGAATGATGTATATGTCCTGAAAGAAGCGTTGGAAATTATGTACGATGAGGGCCATAGCAAATTGACGATTGGTTCTTGTTGTATGGATGAGTACAAGAATATCATAGGCAAAGAGGCTTGGGGCGAATTGTTCCCAAACGTCTATGATATAGGACTGGCGAAGCGCGTCTACGGAAGCGATAATGCGGGTGAATATATTCGCCACGCATACAAAGGCGGTTGGTGCTATGCTGTTCCTGAAAAGACCTCTAAGATTTATCGCCATGGGGTAACAGCGGATGTAAACAGTTTGTATCCGTCTGTTATGTCCGGTGAATCAGGCAATGTATATCCGGTAGGATTACCGCATTGGTTCAAAGAGGAAATCCCCGATGAGGCGCGTTTGGCGAACAGATATTACTTTGTGCGGATACGGACACGGTTCTATCTGAAACCGGGAATGTTGCCTTTCATCCAGATTAAGGGCAAGCGTCAGTACCGGGGTACGGAAATGCTTACAACGTCCGACGTATATAATAAGCAGACAGGACAGTATGAACGCTGGTTCATGGCGGACGGCGTAAAGAAAGAGGCCATTGTCGAATTGACATTGACTTGTACGGACTGGAAATTATTGCAAGAGCATTACGAATTACCGGAATGCGAAATTCTGGATGGGTGCTGGTTCGAGGCGGAGTGCGGACTGTTTGATGATTATATCAATAAGTATAAGGAAATCAAAATCCACTCCAAGGGTGCGCAGAGGGAACTTGCGAAACTGTTCCTGAATAATCTTTACGGTAAATTCGCGGCGAATGACGATAGTTCTTTCAAGGTTGCGGACATTAAGCCGGATGGAAGTTTGCATTTCCGTATTGTAGAGGAATACGAAAAGAAACCGGGCTACATTCCGGTTGGCGCGGCTGTGACAAGTTACGCACGTAACTTCACAATTCGTGCGGCGCAGAAAAATTTCCACGGACCGGACAAGCCGGGATTTATTTACGCGGATACGGACAGTATTCACTGTGATTTGGACCCGGACGAAGTACAGGGAATCAAGGTACATCCCACAAATTTCCTGTGCTGGAAGCTGGAAGCGACGTGGGATATTGGCTGGTTTGTCCGGCAGAAAACTTATATTGAACACGTCTATGAATCGGACCGCGAACCGTGCGAACCGTTTTACAACATCAAGTGCGCGGGAATGCCGGAGAAATGCAAGACGCTTTTCGTGAAAAGTATTACACCGGGATATACGGTGACGGATGAGGACAAGGCGCAGTATAATCCCCGCGAGTTGTCCTTTATTCAAACCCCGCGAACGATAGAGGATTTCAATATCGGGTTGGTAGTACCCGGCAAATTAAGGCCCACGGCAATCCCCGGAGGGGTTGTTTTGGAGGATACGGACTTCACAATGAGAGCGGTTTTATTATTCTAAGGAGGCGGCTATGACAAGGAAACAAATCAGGACGTATGACGAATACCGTCTGTTGGTGGTAGACCGGACCACAGGGGAATTGACCCATAGGGAAGAAGCGGTCTGGATTGCGGCGGAAATGTTCGCGTGGCTGAATCTCCGGGATGTCACGTTGGACAACGTGTGTGACGCGGAACAAATCGTCACAATCAGCTATCCCGGCGCGGACTACCTGAAACCGCCGTATGAGAACTGGGGTGAGGAACTTGTCTAAAGGCAAAGTTCGTTATCCCGGTGCGGTACTGCGGGACGATATGGCCCTGAATCAATTGACGGCTGATTACAAATACAGCGTCATTGAGGAGGCCACGGGGAAGGTGAGGATTTTCGCCGTGCGGTGTACGGAATTGCCGGAATGGGTAAGAGACACGGTAAAGGGGTGGACGGTGGACAGCGATAATCGGAGAGTGATTTATCGTGTCTGAGAAATCAATGGAGGTGCAAGTACAAATGACCAGAGTTGTAATCGACAAACACAATGCGATTGCCGCGACGTGGGTACGGGACCGGATTTATCAGGAAATCAATCGCATGGCGACGTTCCCGAAAATCCGCAATGTTATTCTGCGGGAACTGTACAGGACATTCGGCGAACCGGGTACGGAATTGAAGGGGGTGTAATCATGGACCTTAACCAAATTCATGACAACTGGAAACAGTTTACGGACAGGGCTTTCACGCTGATTACCCGTCCCGGTATTAAGGACCTCATGGAGTGGCTGATTAACACAGACTTCCCGAAAGCCCCCGCGTCAACCCGCTTTCACGGCGCGGAATGGGGCGGCCTGTGCGCGCATAGCCTGAATGTCCACAATAATCTTGTGCGGTTCGCGGAAGATTATCTGAATCCGGCTGACTATAAGAACTTGCCGGAGAGCGTTGCGATTGTCTCTCTGTTCCATGACCTTTGTAAAGTCAATGTGTACGAGAGCTTCCAGCGCAATGTCAAGAGCTACGACATTGACGACATTCGGGCGGCTGACGATTGGCAAGTGAAGCATGACGCACGGGGTAACTTTGTCTGGAAAACCGTGGACGGTTTCAAGTATAACGACAAGTTCCCCTATGGACACGGCGAGAAATCAGTCCTCCTTATCCAGCGTTTCATGACGCTGGAGGACTATGAAGCAATGGCAATCCGTTATCACATGGGCGCTACGATTGAGACTGACAGCTACAACAATAGCGGCAAGGCGTTTAGCCTCTATCCGCTGGCGTTCTGGAATCACATTGCGGACTACAAAGCGGGGTGTCTGGATGAATCCGAACCGGGAGATTGAACATTTCATGCAACTGTACGCGGTTGCGAGTATGTATCTGCTTCTGCATGAAGAAGTGAAGGACCCTACCGCCGCGCCGTTTGCCAATTATTTAGCCGCGCAACTTTGCGTTGCCGAATGCCCGTCCATGTTGCGGACCGGTGATTACAGTTTCAGTCCGGGCATGACGATTGACGTGCGGGATATGGTTGCCCGTATGGGCCGGACGTTCCGTCATGTCAATCTGGTAAACATGATTTTCCCGACGCTGAATCATCGGGAAGCGTGCAGGGATTTGTATATCTGGCTTACGTCCAAAATCCCGCTTGGGTATCAGGAGGATATGTAATGAAATGCTGGAAATGCCGGAGTAAACTGGGCAAGAATCCCATGGCGTACAGCGTAACGGACCGGAAAGGGCATACGCAGTACCTTTGCCCCGCGTGCTTTCGCGTGGAGTTGATGTTTCTGCATAAGGAGGTAATGGCGAATGACCGAAGTGAAAGAAACCGCGCTTAGTCTGTACGAACAGGCTTTGCGTTTAGAGGACAATCCGTATCAGGTTCTCACCGTCATTCTTGCGCTCTTGCATAACGTAAGGACGCGGGAATGGACGATGAACGAACAGGCGGATTTGGATAAAGCGTCTGACGCAATCGGGGATTTATTTAAGGAAATCCCGGACCGCTGGCCTAACGTGGAAACCCCGGAACGGTTGCAAGTGAAAGCGGACGACATGAAATACGCACTGAATCAAATGTGCGGTTATGTCGCTATCCAGAGTAACACAGCGAAACGCACGCCGTTGGTGAAACCGGACCACATTCATGATTACATGATTACCGGTATGGAGCGCGTAATCACGAACAACATGGAAGGAATCAAACTGACGCTTCCCGACATTGCGGCGTTCATGCGTGTGGTACTGCTGTGTTTCGGCTATGTCGAACACGCGGAACTGACCCCGGAGAAAAGACAGACCGCGTCGGAACTGTACGACGAATTGATTCTCTTTTGTGAGAAACTCAAAGAGGAATAAAGTAAACCCCTCTCAATTCGAGAGGGGTTCATACTATCACAAATACACGCTATTATGAAGCGGGCTACAAACCCGGACAATGCACCGGCAGAATCTTTCATCCGTGTAGTCCCGGTGTTCATTCAACATAAGCAACGTGTAAGGATAGACTTAATAAGAGAGGGCCGCGAGAATGCTTTCTTTGCACTGCATATCCCGGAAACGGAACGCGCCATTCTCAAAGTAGAATCTCATTTGAGACAGGAACATCATGTTACTGGAAAGCATTACATAATTAACGCGCATATCATCCGTTGTTACGCAGATACGGGAAGGGAAGGTATAATCCACGCTCTTATCAACATAGATAATTCCCTGTTCGTTAAAAGAACGGATAGCGAAATCCACGCCTTTGTAACGGATGGTTGCGAGATAGCGGGAAGGGCCGGAGACCTTTTCGACAAACGCGGCGTTATCGGAGAGGTAGACATTTTCGGAAGCATAGGCAACGTAATTCGTAGAGGAAAACGCCCGGTTAAAACCGCTTTCTCTTTGCGCTTGGGCCGCGCTTGCGACATAGCCCTGTTCGAGTACAAACCCGTCGCCACGCAGAAACTTGGTTTCCGAATTAAGCCGGTTGGAGATACCCAAAGCAACGTAATAGGGATTGAGAATACTTACCGCGTTGGAGAGCATATAGAGCGGAACATAACGGATTTGTTTCCCGTTGCCACGGGCTACACTGGTATGGATAGAGAGCAGTTTGGAAATCTCATCCGTGCAATAATGGTTGGTTTCACTCTGAAACTCATCCATTAACATCCGTTCGACGCGATTAAAGACATGGGATACTTTCTTAACAGCGTCGGCCTTGTTGAGAGAAACCGCATACCCGCAAGTTTCCCAAACATCGCTATCCCGGACAGAGATTTCCAATTCGGCGTACACGCCCTTGGCTTTCCGCTTGGACCTCATAATGTGCATGGGGAAGAACAGGCCCTGAATATCTTTGAAGAACTTGTCCGCCATGTCATCCAACTCATAGTCCCACCGGACCAGTAACATGAACTGTGACTTGGATTTCATGAAGTGATTGACGCAGAGGCGATTGAAATAGGTTGTCTTACCGCCTGTTCTGTTCGTGGTACAGAGATAAATTTCCGGCTTGTTTCCGTTAATGTCGGAGAGCGAGAGAAGTTTTGTCCCGTCATAGTATTCCGGTGTCATTGTTATCACGTTCCCTTGTTTAGAATTTTAGCTATAGTGTTATTCTACCCATAAAACAGGGCAGAATAATTATAACAGGGGTATTGCAATCTGTCAAGAAATGTGATACAATTCATCCGATGGGAGGAGTGACCGATGGATGGCAAAATGCTGATAATGGCCCTGATTGGGATTGCGTTTGACATTATCACCGGTTTCCTGAAAGCGGGGTACTTGAAGGAAATCAATTCCACGTCATTACGCGAGGGGCTTTATCACAAAATGACGGAAATCATTATCCTGTCTGGCGGACTGCTTCTGGACCATGCAACAGGCTATGTTGGATTGGATTTTGACATGAACGTTTTCCCGTGGCTTGCGCTCTACATTCTTATTACAGAAATCATTTCCATTCTGGAAAATCTCTGTGAAGTGAATGAAGAATTACGGAAAATCCTCTCACCGTATCTGCGAAAGCTACAGCGTAAAAAGGAGGCGTTAGAGGATGGGGACGCTGGCGACATTCAAAGCATTACAGGACGCGGCCTATAAGACAGCTAAAGAGCATGGCTGGCATGATGAACAGCGGACGTTTGGCGAATACGCCGCGTTGTTTACCTGTGAGATTTCGGAGGCCGTGGAAGAATACCGCAACCGGAAACCGGCCCGGTACTATGTCGATGAGAGCGGAGAACACAGCGACTTTGAGGACATTCCCGCTGGCGTAAAGCCGGAAGGAATCGCCTACGAACTGGCGGACGTGATTATCCGTATCATGGACTACTGCGGCGAAGCTGACATTGACCTGTTTAAGTGCGTCATGGAAAAGATGGAGTTTAACAAGACGCGCAGTTACAGGCACGGAGGGAAAGCGTTATGATTACTACACCTCCCAAATCGCTTGAACAATCCATTATTTATCATTACGCCGCGTCTGTTAAAGATTACAATAAGGCGATTGCAGATGGTGATACAACATGGATTAACATAGCGAAAGGCGAAGTCAACAGCTTGGCCCGTGTTCTGTCTGAAACCGGTTATTCCGTGTTCTTTAACGGTGTCTTAGTTCCCGGCACAGTTACAAGTGGTACTCCGGCAATCACAGATTTGCGCGTTTCCGGCCCGAACATCAACTCCGGGCGTTACCTCTATTCTGGCGAACCGCAATAAAAAAGAAGGTGCAGTTATGGCATTTACGCCCCGTCTTACCGACGCGAACATGGTAAACAATCCATGGTGGTACAGTAAGCAGAATCCGCTCTATGACGCTGGATACGGGTTGCCTAACTGCACCTGTTACGCATACGGGCGTTACGCGGAAATTCGCGGTGCGTTCGCAAATCTCCCTGTTGGCAATGCCGGTAAATGGTTTGAACAGGCAACGTCCTTTGACCGTGGACAAACGCCGCGCCTTGGCGCAATCATGGTTTGGAAGGACACTGAATCTCCGAACCTGTTCGCCGGACATGTCGCGGTTGTGGAAGGATTTGCCTCTGACGGAGGAATCATCTGTAGTAATTCCGCGTGGCAAGGCACTTATTTCTGGACGGCTACCGTCTATGCAAGTAATCAATATCGTATGTCTTGGATGTTAAAGAATGGCCGACATTACGGCTTCATGGGCTTTATTTACAATGATTCCCCTGATACTATGCCGGACCCCGGAGACATTACGGACCCCGCATTAGACGCTATCCCGGACGGTGAGTGGCAAGCCAAACGCACAGGCGGCTACGCTATGGAATCTAATGAAGCGTGGAATAACGCTTGCCGTATTTATCATATGTTAAGAAGCGCGGTATCTGACGCAACACCTAACGGATGGACGCTGAATGCTATCTGCGCTTTACTTGGCAATATTGACGCTGAAAGTAGTTATAACCCGTGGCAATGGGAGAGCGATAATATTCTCCCACAAGGCAGTGACAAAAGATTTAACAGCAGTGGCCCCGGCTATGGCCTTGTCCAGTGGACCCCGGCAAGTGGCTATCTTGACAATCCTATCGCACAGGCTAACGATTACTACGCCCCTAACTACTCCAATCAAACAGGGCGTGCCTCTGATGGTTTCGCCCAAATCGTACTTATGAATCAAACTACCGGAAGCGGTCCTTATCAGCAGTGGTACTCTACAAAAGCATTTACAACCAGATACGCAAACGGCGAAAGATTTACAGGCATGACTTGGAATGACTTTCGCAATTCAAAGGATACCCCGGAACGTCTTGCGGAAGCGTTTGTTATCTGCTACGAAAGGCCGGGCTATCAAAGAGGAACAAAAATCCCTCTGTTATTGCGAAGGCGCATTAACGCGGCGCGGTACTGGTATAACAAGTTCGTCAATTACGCTTCATCCAATACGCCCCCGAAACCGGAAGAGCCGGAGGATGAACCGGGAAACGAACCGGGACCAGAACCAGAACCCCCGGAAAATCCGGGCGAAGAAACCGGACCAGAAGAGGAAACGGACCCGCCGTATCCCGATTACTTTGCGATTAAGAAGCGGACAAAGGGATTTATTATGATTGGGAAAAGGAGACTGTGATTATGGCTGTACTGGATGAAAGCGCCTACTATGAAATGCTGAAACGCCGCTTTGGCGGGGACAGCGAAGAGGATATTCAAGATTTCGAGAATGCCGTAGACACTTACACGGCGATGAAACAGGCGGCGCAGAAAGACGCGGAGAACTGGGAGGAAAAGTTCAAAGCAAATGACGAAGCGTGGAGAAAGAAATATATGGCCCGTTTCCAGAGTGGAACTTTCGGCGAGATTACGGCAGAGGGTTTCCCGTTTGACCCCGCGAATCCCGGCGTAAGACCCACGGAGAAAAAAGAGGGCCCGACTGCGGAGACTATCACTATTGGCGATTTGTTCTCCCACTAATATCATTTGAGAGGTGAGCGAAATGCCCGTTGTTCCGTCTATGAGCAAACTGAATGCCGCGTCTGTTGACATTCTGAATGCTATTCGCAATAGCGCCTCTACCAACTATAAGGACTATGTTCCTGTGGCGGTAGACGCTGACAGCGTCCGTACTATCGGAGCAGTCATTATGCTGTACCCGGCGTTGCAGAATGAGTTTCTGAATGCGCTGGTAAACAGAATCGGCAAAGTAATCATCGAAAGCAAAACCTACGAGAACCCGTGGGCGGTTTTCAAGCGCGGGACGCTGGAAATGGGCGAGACTATCGAAGATGTCTTTGTCAATATCGCCCGGCCCTTCCAGTTTGACCCGGCGACTGCGGCAACGAATGTCTTTGCCCGTCAAATCCCCGATGTCCGCGCCGCGTTCCATGTCGTGAACTGGCAGAAATTCTACAAACAGACAGTTTCGCGGGAACAGTTGCAACACGCATTTCTGGCCATTGAGGGCGTGACTGACCTTATCAGCCAAATCATCAAGGCCATGTATACCGGCCTGAATTACGATGAGTTCCTTACAATGAAATACCTGATTGCCCGGAACATCCTGAACGGGCAACTGACCCCGATTACCGTCCCGACCGTGACCACGGCGAACATGAAACCCATTGTGTCCACTATCAAAGCCACGTCGAACGCGATGGAATTTTTGGGGACTAACTACAATCTGGCCGGTGTCTCCAATTCCAGCACAAAGGACGAACAGTATATCATTACCACGGCGGAGTTTGACGCGGTAATGGATGTCGAAGTTCTTGCGGCGGCGTTCAACATGGACAAGGCGGACTTCATGGGCCACCGTATCATGGTGGACAGTTTCGGCGAACTGGATACGGAACGCCTTGCGAAGCTGTTCGAGAATGATTCCACCTACACACCTTTGACCAGCGCGCAGATTACGGCCTTGAAAGCTATCCCCGCTGTTCTGGTGGACAAACAATGGTTTGTCATTTTCGACAACCTGTTGCAGATGGAGGAACAGCACAACAGCGAAGGCCTGTACTGGAACTATTTCCTCCATGCGTGGAAAACGTTCTCTGCTTCCCCCTTTGCCAATGCCGCCGTATTCGTCCCCGGCACGCCGTCTATTACCAGCGTAACAGTTGCGCCGTCCGCCGTAACAGTAACAGCGGGACAGTCCGTTACTTTCACCGCAACCGTTGCCACAGCCAACTTTGCCCCGCAGTCCGTCACATGGAGCGCACAGTACCCGAACGACGTTATCATTGACGCGCACGGCGTTGTCACTGTCAAAAGCACGGCAAGTCACGCATCCAATAAGATTACCGCAACTTCCACCTATGACAGCACAAAATCCGCTTACGGTACGATTACCGTTAGCGGCGTAAGCAACAATTAAGGTATCAGTTTAGGGCAAGTAAAAGGCGCAAGGCCCTAAGCGCGGCAAATTGGGAATTGTCAAACGTGCGTATCCGCTCTACGGACGATTGAGGCCCGTATGCCATGTGATGTTGTGGGAGTTGATTGGCGGTTAGCGAATCTAAGTTTCTTGCAACTCTCGAGCTGGCTATATCTTGTTTGTTGCCACGCTTATGCGTCGCTGATGGTGAGTTGGAGTTGGAGGGGGTAAGAGGTGTCGTCTCCTACCGGCTTACCCCCTCTGACGCTGACTATGAAAAGGAGACATTATGACTTACAGGGAAATTTGCCTGAGAGAAGCAATGAGGGTTGTGTGTCAAAGCCGGGAACAGGAATACGGTTCGCCGGAAGACAGCTTCCAGCAGATTAGGGAACTGTGGGAGGCTTATTTGGGCTTGACACTTGCCCCGCATGACGTGGCTATGATGATGGCCTTGCTTAAAATCGCCCGGATTAAGAGCGGACATTTTAAGGAGGACAGTTTCATTGACGCGGTGGGGTATGTCGCGTGCGGGTATGAGATTGCACGGATGGAAAACGAAGGGAAGTTCGCCGGGGTAAGTAAGGATAAGGACAAGGCCGCGTCAGAGACAGGGGAGCGGAGAGACAATGAGGCGCGGGGAGAAAACGTAACGCGGGGAGATAATGAGGAACGGGGAGAAAGTGTAACGCAGGTAGACAATGATACGCCGCCTGATACGGATACGCGAACGGACACGAATACGCGAACGGAAACGGACCTCCAAACGGAAACGAAATTTCAATTCGGCGTGAGGGATGGGGAGACAAAGACGACAGAGGAACGCGAAGCAGAAGTCCAATCGTGCGTTGCCTATGGATTGCGGGAAAGTCAAAAAGAAATGCGTTCGCCTGTTTTCCGGGACGCACAGAAAGGAATCGGGGCGGGATTTGCTTATGCTTCCCCAAACGGACCGGGTATGCCGTGCGAGTACCCGTGAGAGGTTGGCATACGCCCGAACCCTTGACACATAAGATTGCCCGGAGAAAAAGCAAGTGCGACGTGCAAATACCTGTAATTGAAGTTTGCTATGACACTGTGCCTGTGATTGGAATTTGCCCTGATACTGGACCTGTAATTGAAATTCGCTATGACGCTGTGCCTGTGAATGAGATTAGCATACGCCCGAACCGGAGGTTTGCGATATGAATTACGCCGAAATCAAACCATATGAC